TCTACATCTCTAAACTCTCCAGGTTGTATCGATTGCGCTTCATCTCTAACACGAATACCTCTTTGCTTAAATCCAGCCGGCATGTTTGAAAACGTACCAGCATCTAATAATTGTCTAAGTGCATTCGTTGCAGTTCTTGATAATCCACCGATCATGTGAATTAAGCCAAAACCATAAAACCCTAAACCCGGTAAAAATTTAAAATGTGTAAAATATTCAATTCTATTTTTTAACTGGTCTTCAGGTTTATAATTTCTTCTAATAGATAAAACTTCTTTTGACGATGTATCTATTGTTACAATGTAAGGAAGTTTTATTCCTGTTGGGTTTTGTTCCATATCTTTGTCTTCAAAACCTTCTAGATCAATGTTTGTGTGAAACTCAAGTATTGTAAACATTTGTTCATCTCTACCTTTTGTAACACCTTCTAGTTCTCTTTCTTTTTTCTCTACTTCTGTTTCTTGTGCATAACCTGGTGTAATTTCTACATCTCTATAAAAACCAGATACTTGTTTTTTTCTTAAATCATTTTCTGAAACTTTTAAAACGTGAACAACTGCATCAGCATCTTCTAAAGAAGTTGCAGTGTATGGAACTATCAGATCATCTGCCGGAACAAATTTAGAAACGGCTCTGTCAAGAAGTTCATCGTAATAAACTTTCTTAAATGCAGAGCCGCTAAGAGGGAGATAAAAAAGTAACTGATCGAACTCGGGTTCATACTCTTTCATCTTATTCATGAGTTGATAGTTCATGAAATTTTTTACTCTTGTCGACTGTTCTTGTTTTTCTCTTGTAACCATACCCATAATTTGAGTATGCACTGGACCAGTCGCTGGAAGTAATTCTTTGTAAGCGTGTGCTTGAAATTGTGTTACCGCTTCAGCTAGCACAGGGTGTGTTGCACCACTTGCATTTGAAAACGGTTGAGATCGTGTTTCGTATTTAAATCCTAATAAATCTAAACCTTTTGTGTAAGCATCTTCCCAATCTTTTCTTGATGATTTATATTGTGTGTAATTTTCAAAAAGTTCAGAACCTAATCTACCTAAAACATCGTCTGGTAATAAGTCTGCTAAGTTATCAAAATGTGATTCTGTTCCTGGTTGATTTATTGCTTCTGGATCAAAATTAATTGTTGCACCACCATCTTCTTCTTGAGTTACTTGAACATCATCTGGTCCAACTTGTTCTTCTAAATTTTCTTGAGATGCTTCTACAATCTCTTCTTCGCTAGGTAATTTTATTTCCTGCTCTACGTTGGGTAAAGCTTTGTCTATATCTGCCATTATTTTTCTCCGAGTTCTTTACCACTATAGTCTTTTTTCCAGGAACATTCAACCCTTGTGGATTTGGTCCTCTAAGTGGTGGTATTGTAGTGGTTAGTTTTTTAGTCATCTAATAATCCTAATCCTTGTATAGCAGAAGAAGCTGCAAATCCACCTATACCTGCTCTAGATAATAATCTTAATGCGGGTCCTTTTAAACCTAGGCTAGCAACTTTTCTAAGTGTTGGGCTTAATCCTCTTGTTAATTTTGGTGTTTGATCTGCAAACGCAGGATATAAATAGTTCAATGGATTTGTTGCAATGTCTTCAGGTGTATCGCCTTCAGCTATTTGACTTGCAATATCTCCAACTGCAAAAGGCGCTAATAATGCAGGTGATGCTGCAATTCCTAGTCCTCTACCTAAAACTCTTAGACCTGTTTTTACAACACCTTTTGGTTTTCTTTCAATACCAAGCGCTCTTGATTTACTGGCTTTAATTGTTGATGGTGCAGCTAGTGCTGTTGATCCTGCAACAGATGCACCTAATGCTGGTAATTGATAATCTAATATTGCAGGTCTTTCTATATCTAAGGATACAGGTTGTGTTGCCATATCAACCAACATATTTTTTTGTTGGTCTTCGTTTGATAAATAAGATGTTGGATCATCGTTTCTAAATGCTTTGACTAATCCTATTGCAGCTCCGACACCAGCACCAATACCAAATGTTTTTGGACCAGGGCCTTTTAAGAATCCTAAAAAACCTGTCGCTGCTTGTTTAAACTTACCTATCTTACTTGCTTCTTGTGCTAATTTTTGAGGATTGTTTTGTATTGCATCTTCGACAGCATCTACACATTTTAATGCTGATCCACCGCTAGCTTTCCCCTTAATCATAGGTAATTCACAAATTTGACCACCTGCTACTGCATCAGATCTAGCGTTATTAAAAAATAAACTTGCAATCTTAGGACTATCTTTAAAAATACCTTGAGCAACTTCTGCTTTTGGTTTTAGATAAGTTTTAAGACTTTCAGGAACATCTGGAATATCATCACTTAAAAAACCTTGTGCAGCTATTTCAGTAGTAGTAGGTATTGTAACTCTACCAGAAGATTTTGAAACTACGTCTGATAGATTTTTTGTTTGGTTTACAATAAATTTTATTTGATCGTCTATTGATGAACCAATTGGATAAACTTGAGATTCTAAAGCTCTTACAAACGGAACTGCGTCTGGATTTTTTGTTGCATAATCTCCAATAGCTTTGAACATATGATTTTGTTGTCCTGTAGCAATTCTTAAATTGTTAAATGGTTTTTTAGCAGACCCACCAGTCTGATCATGGTCAATGTGTGCTGCCATTGCATTTAGTTTTGAATAACCACGTCTACTTGTTTGATACGCAGTTGAATCAACATTGCCATAAGTATCATTATATAGCTGTCTATATGTAGTCTCTTTACCTACAAAAGGATTAAAAGTTTTTGTATTAAATAATTTATTTTTACCATCAACAACTTCTACAACTTCACTCCACTCTGGAAGTTTTTTCATTTGACCTCTAAGTCCTATGACATCACCGGATACTTTTTTATTTATTTTTGCTATTTGTTTTTCATTCAGTTGATTAAAACTATATAATTTATTTTGATATTGAGGAAGTTCCGGATCATTGTAAGAAAATAATACATTTTTAGTATTTATTTTTTGACCTTTATAAGGAATTAAATTTCCATTTATATCATATAATTGTACAGCTCCTTGCCCCTTTGTTTGATTCCAAGTTCGAAGCATTTGTCTAAACGTCCATTGGTGTGGCTCATCACCTGCAGTGTTATACCAATCAACAAAACTAGACCTTCCAGTTCTGGCGTCTTCTGCAAGTTCTAATAAATATCCAACAGAGGAGTTTGATCCCTTTGATAATTGAGGAGCTATTCGTCCGATATAATCTATATCGTTTACTACTTTACCTGTTTTTGGATCTGTATAATTATAGTCTTTTACTAAATCTTTATATAGTTTAGCAAATATACCTTTCTGTGAACTAGGTTTAAAAAAATCTTTACTTTCTCCCATTAAATTTCTTATTTCTTGTTTGACGGAAGTTTTTAATTTGTACTCAGGGTTATTAACAATTGCGTTAAAGGCTTTTATAGTTTTTTCTTCTTTGGTATCTAAAGTTGATTTTACTAAATCATTTAATCTTTTTTCAAGACCTGGTTTATTACTTAACCTATTACCTTTACCAATAATTACATTTTGAAATAAATAAGATGCGCCTCCTGCTCTTGATTTACCACCTTGATAGTAACCATCTAATTTAGCATTTTGTTCTTTTATTAAAACTCCAGCTAAATCTATTTTTCTGTCTTGTAAAACATTTGTTGGAATGGGTCTTTCTGCAGTAGCGTATGCATTAATACCTGAAGAAGGTCTACCTGTTTTTTCTTTTACGAAAGTTTCCCAGGCAGGCGTTCTGAGCATTGCTCTTTTTCTAAAAGCATCTTCAATAACTTCTAAATACTCATCATATAGATTATTATATAGTTCTTGTTTGGCTGCTTGATTTGCTAAATATCTAGGTGTTGGGTTATTTAAGTCTATAGACATTAGACCTCCAGGATCTTAGCTAGGCCACCGCTTCTTAGACCGATATCAATTCCTAGTTTCTTTTGAAGTTGTAATATTTCATCTGGATATTTTTCAGGGTTTTTTAAAACTTCATTTATTAATTTCATATATTCTGTTTTTTCTTTACCAACTATAGTTTTATCTGTTGCCATTTCTGCAAATAAACGAGAGATGTCTCTACCTGTAATACCATAAGCTTCAGCAGCAGCGAAACCTTCACCACTTCCTCGTTCTAAAGCTTTTTTTCTCATAGCCATACCTAGAGCTTTGCCAACAAGTTTACCTCTAAAGTAACCAGGTCTTGCTAAACCACCATCTGCAAATTCAAAATCATCAGGACTGATAGACTCAGGATCAAAGAATCTACTCGTTATAGAATTACCTTTTGCATCTTTTATCTTAACTAAATTTTCTGCAAACTTTTGTATGTCATCTGCATTATCCAACTGTGCGACTGATGATGCAACCTTTGGTCCAAAATATTTTTGTACTAATAACATGGGGTCACCCATACCACCGCCGCCACCTTCAGTCATAAATTTAAAATCATCTGCTTCCATAATACCTGATAAAGTTGTACCGCCTTTAAATTGTGGATCTTCTAGATCTTTTACTCTGTTTAAAAATTCTCTAGCATTTGCTCTTGCAACTGGTTGAGCATTTGCAGACACACCTGCGTTTAAATAAATTTTGTTAACAAGATCATCTACAATTAAATTATTGTTTTTTACATTCTTCAATAATTCTAAACCGGAACCTGTTGGTGCACTTGCTTCTAAATTTTTAATTGATTCTTCTGCAGACTCAAAAGGTGCTGCAATATCATCTGGTCCTCCACGTGAACCTGGTGGTGGTAAATCAGGATCACCTGGTGGTAGATCAAGATCATCTGCCTGTCTTAATGACATCAAACCTTCTTTGTCTAAATTTCTAGTTCCTGTTTTAAGATCTGTAATGTTCGTTGGCGCTGCAGGAGGCATGTAAAAATTTTTCATTTTAGTCATGTTGTCCAAAAGTTTATTAGCTTGAACATCATTTAATTTATTTGAAACTGCATACCCAACTGAACTGGTTAACTCTTCTACTGCTTTTGATTGTGGTAACACACCTAATGCTTCGGTGTTAATATCCATATCAACCATTAGCTCTGGAGATTTACCTTTACCTAAAAAATTAATATTAGTTCGGGTACCCATAACTTCATTTAGGTTCCCTCCTAAATCTCGGAATGTTTTTAAAATTAAATCTAGTGTCTGTTTCCTAGCCATAATACTCTAATTTACTCCTGTCGGGCAATGGCTCGTCTTTGTAAGAATCTTTGTTACGAACTATTCCCCCTTGTTTAATACGCATAATCGCCTGTGTCATGGAGTCGACATAGTCATCGTAATCTCCATATGGAAATGCTGCGCACTCTTCCACCACTTCTTGAGCGTAATGTTCGTGCATAGGAGCCCAAATCATACCCATCTCAAATAGCGGAGATACAGAGTTTACTCTAGCATGTTTATCATTTCCTCGGCTCGGTGTAAAGTTAACAACTGGGATTCCCATATCTCTTAACTCAGCTGTTAGAGGTATCCCTGATGCCTTGGCCTCGACTATCACCATATCAGGACGCCAATATAGATACTCTTCGTAAGCTACTTTTTTAAGTTCTGGAAACTCATATCGATCTTTGAAAGCGTTAAGTAATATGATTTGATGACCCTCATCCTCTGTCTTAAAAACTCCCCACGTAGTTATAGCTGAAAAGTCGGCTGATTCTTTTTTAAGAAAAGCAGTATCATAAGATTGTATAATAAATTCACATTTAGGTGGGTCCGTGTCTTCCCAGTCTCTCCACCAATCTCTTTTGATAATGGCACCTTCTTCAGCTGTTGGCTGTTGCATATACTGAGCATTCCAATTGTTTACTGGAATAGAGG